AGATACTGTTACTGGTATTGAAACCATAGAAAAAATTGATGAATTTTTTGTTTATAATGATAAAGGTTTAACATACAATGCTAATTTTTCTACCACAGTCAATAACGGTAGTTTAAAAATAGCACCAGACACAATAACATTTGTTCCCTCTGGTATAAATGATTTAGAAAAGAATTTGGTTTTAGGTTATTTGCATAAAGCTATAAAACCCGTTAATCAATTAAAGATGATGGAAGATGCGCTGGTAATCTATAGATTAGCACGCGCCCCAGAGCGAAGAATATTTTATATTGATGTAGGTAATTTGCCGAAGATTAAAGCTGAGCAATATCTTAAAGATATTATGGCTCGTTACAGAAATAAAATTGTTTATGATTCTCAAACTGGTGAGATCAGAGATGATCGTAAAATGATGTCGATGCTCGAGGATTTTTGGTTACCTCGTAGAGAAGGTGGCCGAGGTACAGAGATTACTACGTTACCTGGCGGTGAAAATTTAGGACAAATAGACGATATAAACTATTTTCAAAACAAACTATATCAAGCTTTAAATGTTCCGTTATCTAGATTACAACAACAATCTGGATTTAATTTTGGTAGAGCTGCTGAGATTAGCAGAGACGAAATAAAGTTTGCAAAGTTTATAGATAGATTACGTAAAAAATTTAGTACATTATTTGATGATTTATTAAGACATAATTTAATTCTTAAGGGTATAATCTCACCTAACGATTGGGAATTTATTAGAGATAACATTACATATAAATTTGCTCAAGATCAGTATTACTCGGAAATGAAAGATGCTGAGAACTTAAGAAATAGATTAGATGTACTTACTCAGATGTCTCCTTTTGTGGGCACATTTTTTAGTAAAAAATATGTTTTGAAGAAAGTCTTACGATTGTCGGATGATGAGATTTTAGAAATGGAACAAGATATAGAGGCCGAACCTGCGCCTCAAATGCCGCCTATAAATAATGGTAGCCAACAGTAAGGAGTTATTATGGAAACATCAGCAGTTATTAAATCTATGGTAGATGATATTCTTTCAGATAAAAGTTCTGAAGCTGTGGAAAAATTTAATGATTTAATGAAATTTAAAGTATCGGATGCTATTGAAAATAAAAAAATAGAAATTGCTAAAACTCTTTACAACAAAGAACCTGAAGAAATGAATGAGGTGAGTCCTCCAGGATTCGAAGGTACAGTTAAGGCGATGAAAAAGCATAAAGATATTGATAATCCATATGCATTAGCATGGTACATGAAAAACAAAGGTTATAAAAGCCATAAAAAGGCTGATGGCACAGATAAGGAATAAAAATGCCAGTATCTAAAACCATATTAAAGAAAACACCTCAGACTGCTGTAGTAAAATTAGTTGGTGCAGGTTCTGCTACAATAGATTTAAATGCGGATCTAAAAACTGCGGATGAGTCTTTTCTAGGATATGCCAATGCTAATGTAAATATAGCAGGAATCGTATGGTCATTAGGTGGCTCCGATTCATTGACTATAGCAAGAGATAGTACAACTACCATGGTATTATATGGTAATGATAACTGGACATTAAATCAACAATGGGGATTTACCGATACAGCTAATAATCAGGCAAATATTGCTTGTACGTTTTCGGGTTCGGGCGGTACTGCATTTATTACGCTTTCTAAGACACAGGGATTCACCATACCTAATCAACAAGTCCTTTATAGCAAGTACGATTAAAATGAAACTTATTACAGAACTTACGCAGGATATTCAGTATTTGACAGAAGATGTCAATGGAAAAAAAGGTATCTTTATTGAAGGCATTTTTATGCAATCAAATAAAGAAAATAAAAATGGAAGAATATATCCTAGATCAATAATGGAAAAAGAAGTTGCTCGATATCAAAGTCTTATCGAGCAAAAAAGATCTTTAGGTGAATTAGGACATCCTGCTAATCCACAAATTAATTTGAATCAAGTTTCACATCTTATAACAAATTTAAGATTTGAAAATGATAATGTTGTTGGTCGTGCTAAAGTATTAGATACGCCTATGGGTAAAATTGCGAAGAATTTTATCGAGGAAGGAGTTATGTTAGGTGTGTCATCTAGAGGCTTGGGTTCATTAAAGGAAAAAAACGGTATAATGGAAGTGCAAGATGATTTCCATTTAGCTACTGTTGATATTGTTGCTGATCCAAGCGCGCCTGATGCCTTTGTACAGGGCATCATGGAGAATGTGGACTGGATTTGCGAAAACGGTGTTTGGAAAGCTAGACAGATTGAACAAACACAAAAACTTATAAAAGAAACTAAGACAAAAGATTTGGATGCAGTAAAAATTCAAATCTTTGAGCAATTCATGGCAAGCCTGTCTAGTAAGCCATAATTATAAATAATTGAGTAAATTTCCATTAGGAGACAATAATGTCAGTAGAAAGCAAAATTAAAGAGTTGCTTGCGCGTGTAGATGCAAAAGCAAATCTTGACGAAGCTGAACAAATGGGCGCAGGTTCTGTTAGCAAAGATACTACTATCAAGCCTGCTAACTCAGGCGATGCTTCTAATCCAAAACAGGGCAACTCTGAGGATGCTTCATTCGAATCGAGAGACGAGAATGAGGAAAATCAAGGAGCAAAGGTTAGCAAAGGTATTAGCAAGAATGATCTTCAGGCTAAAGGTCCCGGCGCTGCTCCTAATTTTACAACCAAAGACGATTTAACAAAGGTAGTAAATATGTCTACAGCGACTGGTAACAAACCAATGAGCGAAGATGAAGAAGTAGAAGGCGAGGATGTAGAAGAAGTAGAATCTACAGAACCAGAAGCTATCGATCTTTCTCCAATCTTTGGCAAGGAATTATCAGAAGAATTCAAAGAAAAAGCTACAGCTATCTTTGAAGCAGCGGTAATAGCTCGTGTAAACCATGAGATGGAAAAGATTACTGCTTCATTAGAAGAAAAGTTTGCTGAGGATTTCGAAGAGCTAAGAGAAGGCGTAGTCGAAAAAATCGATTCTTATATGAATTATGTTGTAGAACAATACATGACAGACAATGCTTTGGCAATTGAAAACGGACTTCGTACAGAAATTGCTGAAGACTTTATTAATGGTCTAAAGAATCTATTCAAAGAACATTATGTAGAAGTTCCAGAAGAAAGATATGATGTAGTTGGGGAACTTCAATCTAAAGCAGAAGAATTGGAATCTAAGCTTGATGAAGCTATTAATATCAACGTAGAGTTGAATGCACAAGTAGCAGAATTAAAGCGTGAATCAATTCTTGAAGAGCTTTCAAAAGATTTAGCTGATACAGAAGCAGCTAAGCTAAGAAAACTAGTTGAGGGTGTTAACTTTGACGAAGAAGAAATTTATAAAGAAAAAGTAAGCGTCATCAAAGAAAACTATTTTCCAAAAAATAGTGCTACACCAACAGCTCAGCCACAAGCACAAACATTAATTGAAGACACTGCTGAGTCTATTGATACCGCTGTTAATAGCAGCACAGTAGACGTATATGCTAAAGCACTGTCCAGATCTATTAAGCGTGCTTAAATTTAAAGGTTCGTAAGGAGAACAGAATGTTTTTATCAGAACAGTTACAAACAAAATGGGATGCAATCATTAAGCATCCTGATCTCCCAGAGATCAAGGATTCTTATAAGCGCGCTGTTACAGCCGTATTGCTTGAAAATCAAGAGAGATCATTACGCGAAGAGCGCAATGCACTCATGGAAGCACCTGCAAATAATATCCAGTCAACATCTGGTATTTCAACATATGATCCAATTTTGATTGGTCTAGTACGTCGTGCTATGCCAAATCTAATGGCATATGACATTTGCGGTGTTCAGCCAATGACAGGCCCAACAGGCTTGATCTTCGCAATGCGTGCTATGTATGGTTCAGAGCGTAACAATACTTCAACACGTCAAGAAGCTCTATTCAACGAAGCAAATACTGCCTTCACTGGTGCTAATACTCACACAGGTTCAAATCCTGTAAGTGGTACTTATAACACTGGTTCAGGTCAGCCAACATCGGTTGCAGAAAATCTAACAGGCACAGGTACTACACAAGGTAGCGCTTTCCCTGAAATGTCTTTTGCAATTGACAAGACAACTGTAACTGCTAAAAGCCGTGCGCTTAAAGCAGAATATACAGTAGAACTTGCTCAAGACTTGAAAGCTATTCATGGTCTTGATGCAGAAGCTGAGCTATCAAACATCCTATCACAGGAATTCATGTTTGAGATCAATCGCGAAATCGTTCGTTTGATCTACAAAGTAGCTAAGCCAGGTTCACCTGCAACAGCAACCGCAGGCACATTTGACCTAGATATCGATTCTAATGGTCGTTGGTCTGTAGAGCGTTTCAAAGGTCTATTGTTCAACATAGAGCGTGATGCTAATGCAATCGCACAAGATACACGTCGTGGTAAAGGTAACTTCATCGTTTGCTCTGCAGACGTTGCAAGTGCTTTAGCTATGTCAGGTGTTCTTGATTATGCTCCAGCATTGTCAACAAATCTTAATGTTGACGACACAGGTAACACATTCGCAGGTGTATTGAATGGACGTTATCGTGTATATGTTGATCCATATTCATCTAACTTGAATGATGCAAATCAGTTCTATGTAGTAGGTTATAAGGGTTCCAGCCCATATGATGCTGGTCTATTCTATTGCCCATATGTTCCTCTACAAATGGTTCGTGCTGTTGATCCTAACAGCTTCCAACCAAAGATTGGCTTTAAGACACGTTATGGTCTAATTGCTAATCCATATGTAACATCATCCGCTAGCTTAACTGATCTAGATGGTGCTACATTCACAGCAGATCGCAATCAGTACTATCGTCGTACTAAGGTTGTTAATTTGATGTAATCGCCGTTAAGAGCGAATTTAAAGGGGATCCTTGTGGTCCCCTTTTTTTGTCTTATAAATATAAGTGGAGGTATTAAATGGCATATACAGCAAATATTAGTGTATTAAAACAAGCTTATGATAATAGTAGACCTACCACGTATGACTATCTAAGACCTAATGCTTTTAGATTTACTATTAGAGATTTGCCCAATACATCTTTTACTTGTCAATCTGCTAATCTTCCTTCATTGGCACTTGGAAATGCTTTACAGCCTACTCCATTTGTTGATATACCAACCATAGGTGATAAATTATTGTATGGTGATTTTACTATGCGATTTATAATCACAGAAGATATGTCTAATTATATTGAAATTTACAAATGGTTAGTTGCTCTTGGTTTTCCAAATGATTATACACAGTTTGAAACTTTTGCTAAATTGAGACCTACTTCTTTTCCGTTTATTCGAAATAAACAAAATAATTTAGAAGTTTTGGCATACTCAGATGGCACTTTAACTATTTTAGACTCGACAAACAATCCTAAAATCAATATAATCTTTAAAGAGTTATTTCCCATTTCATTAGAAGCGTTAGATTATGATGTAACCTCACCAACCGTAACCTATTTAACAGCTATAGCAGCGTTCAGATATAAATTATTTGAAATAGAATCATTATAAACATATTGGAGATAGTATGGCAATAAAGTTGAATCCTACAAAAATTGTCCCACAAAATATTACCGCGCCTCCTCAACCTGGGCCGCAACCTGGTCAATTGCAAATTAAACTTGATGAGCTACGTAAAAATAAAATTTTCGTAGGCACACCTTGTTATGGTGGTATGATGCATGAAGCATACTTCCGATCAACAATCAGAACATTGACCTTTTTTAATCAACATCAAATTCCTTTAGCTTTTGGTACTATTGCAAATGAGTCATTAGTTACTCGAGCAAGAAATGTTCTGCTGGCTTATTTTTTACAATCGGGATTTTCGCATCTATTGTTTATTGATGCGGATATTGAATATCAAACAGAGGATGTTCTTAAACTTATAGCCCATGATAAGGATATTGTTGTTGGTGCATATCCGAAAAAGGGAGTAAATTGGCAACGTATCAGAGAAGGTGTACAAGGTAAAGATAGTATGCCCGATCAACAGATTGCCGCACTTGGAAGTGACTATGCTATCAATTTTAAATTCGTAAATAGAGATGCCAAACAAATTGCTATTGAAAACGGATTGATTCGTTTACATGACGCAGGCACAGGTTTTATGATGATAAAAAGATCTGCTATAGATAAAATGATTGCAGCATATCCAGAGTTAAAGTACAATAATGATTTGAACACTGGACCAGAATTGCAAGATTATTTCTATGCTATGTTTGATACTATGTTAGATCCAACAGATAAACGTTACCTATCTGAGGATTATACTTTCTGTCGTAGATGGCAAGCAATAGGCGGTGACATTTGGTTAGATCCATCTATTTCTCTTAACCATTTTGGTTCCTATAATTTCCAAGGCAATCCAGCGCAAATTATTCAAATAAATTAGTAATGAAACTAAGTGATCTTCAGGAGATGTGGGCCGAAGATTGCAAGATTGATGAAACAAATCTTGGCAAAGAATCAGCCCGCGTTCCTATACTTCATGCAAAATATATTAACCTTCTTTCTTCTACTAGATTAAATTTAAGAAAAGCCGAATCGGATTATCTTAATTGTAGAAGAAAGAAGTATCGATATTATCGAGGAGAGATGTCTCGTTCAGAATTAGAAGAAGAGGGGTGGGAACAATGGCAAGGAACTAAACCTCTCAAAAACGAAATAGATGAATTCCTTCAGGGTGATTCAGATTTAATTTCTTTTACAGATAAAATAGAATATTTTAAAACTGTTTTATATCAATTAGAACAAATAATTCGTTCTATCAATTCAAGAACATGGGATATAAAGTCAAGTATAGAATGGGCTAAATTTACTAATGGTTTATTGTGATGGCTGATATAAGTATACGAAAGAAAAATGAAGTTCATCTCATTGTAGATTCAGACCCATCTATAGCACAGGAACTTAATGATTATTTTTCTTTTGAAGTTCCTGGTGCTAAATTTCATCCACTTTTTAAATCGAGAATGTGGGACGGGCGAGTAAGATTATTCTCAATGTTCACTAAAGAATTATATATTGGTCTTAAGGATTATATTCATCACTTTGCCAAAGAACGAGAATATTCTATAGATGAATCTAATTATAGAAAAACAAGTGATCATATAACTTATAATGAGGTAAAAGAATTTTGCAATAGTTTAGATATAGTATCTAAGGGTCAAAAGATTGAAATTAGGGAGTATCAAATAGATGCAGTCTATCAGGCAATTAACGACGGAAGACGCCTCCTACTATCGCCGACTGGTTCTGGAAAATCTCTTATTATTTACTGCCTCATCCGATGGCATGAAAAGTTTGGTAGACGACAA